ATAGGCGATGTTTAAGTTCGCGACCTCCAATAGCGGGGGTCGAGAAAGGAGTGTCCCGAGACGGTTGGAATACACTGTGACGACTGGTATTCGGTCGAGATCGTATCCTCCTGATTCGTGGAGGTACCAACCTGCATTTCTGCCGGTGGTTGCGTTTTCTGTTCTCCAGACTTCGTATTTGCCCGGTTCGAGGACTCGCACTTGCTCGATGACATCTTCGCCAAATCTTCCTTCCGGTTCACTGACTACCTCCGCATAACGTAATTGGGTTAGGTCTGCTTGAGTACGATTGCCTTCGGTGCGCCAACCACATATTTGTTGAGCTTCGATGGGGCAAAGGTAAGGGCGGTAATCGCCGGAACGCATCTCAGCTAAATTGCTAGGTAAGTCGCTCGGTGATTCGACTAAGACACTGGTATGTCCATATAAGAGTGCGTCTACTAATACTCGTCTCGCAAATTCGTTGAGGGGTGTGCCGTCGCCGGTGACATCCTTTGCCCACTCGCGCCAGTATTCTTCATCGCCACCTTCTAGGTGGATACCACGCCTGAGAATTGTTCCCGCAGCTTGAGAAGCTAGGCGTTGCAGGAATGGAGGCATGACGGCGTGGAAGATTCGACGGCCATAAGCGTCATCGTCTTCTCGCGCTTCTCTTGGAATTATATTCTCCGCGTTCTGACGGATGGTCTTGGTACCACCAACACAGGTATTGATTGGATCCCAGAAAGGGAGCATACCTAAAACCGCAGCGTTTTTAGCACTCGGGTCTTCGGGTTGGTCGTTCTTAGGGATGTCTACCCTTCCGGTTAATCCACCTAAGTCAATAAGTGCATTTTTACCCGGACGCTTGGGATAGGTGGAGCCGGAAATAGTCATGTCCCTATTCTAATAGATACGAATGGTTGAACCACCACTCGACCATCGCCGTAGTGGAGCTAAATAACTTATGGCGTAGCCTAGCGCGTCTACCGGTCCAGATACGTCATCTAAACCACCGATTCCTTTGGTAGGTTTACCGGTTTTGTCATACGTCTGTTGTTCGAGAGACTTAATTAAGTACTTACATTTATTACTTACTTTGAGACGATTTGCTAATAATAAGACGTTGACGCAGTTAACTCGGTCGGCGACAAGTGGGTTGCTTGATTGTGATTTAACGATGAAATTACCTTTCTTTAGGAGGGATAAATCAGACTCAGATGCGTTGGTAGTTGTGCGTTGTTTGCTGGCTGCATCAGGGATTACGACGAGGTTTTCTTTCTCTAGTTGGTCGGGGTAGGTGTTAATTAACTTCTCTACTACTGCGGGTGTGTCTTTGGGGTAGTGTTCTTCTACTACGTGAAATTCGTCTCCGCGACGGATAATTGTCATACAGAAACAGGCGGCTACGTTGAAATCTATGCCTATAAATATGCGGTCTTCGTTGTTAAGTTGTTCGTCGGTCCAATGTTTATCTCGGTCGAATGGATGGTAGACAGTTGTGTTCTCTAGGTTGGTAAATTCTCCCTCGATATAACTGGCTATTAAGTTTGCGTCGTAGTTTTGATATAGAGAGTCGATGAAGCCGGGTGGGAGGTGCGGGTTATCTGTTGTTTTTGCTTTAATCATCCGGCGGTCTTCGCTGTCGCCGTTTTCTACGAAGGTGCGATAACACCACTTGTATCCTTCTGGAGTAGAACCCACTGCAAGGACTGGGTTTTTGCCTCCTCTTAATCTGGCGAGGAACATCTCGCTTGCTTTTTGCGCCGTTTCAGCAGGCGAAGTATCAATTTCGTCACACAGTATGAAGGATAAATTCTGACCCCTGATGCGATTCCATGTTTCGGTGGCTCGGCATAACAGAGTGGTGCTGCCGTGTTCGGTGTGGATGATGTATTCCGGTTGCGGTGATACTCGGAAGTCATATTCGATTTTGTATTCCTCTAGAAAATCATCGAAACTTCTCATCCATACGTCGCGAAGCAAAATATGAGTTGGCTCGAAGACTGCGCCTACTGTTCCGGGGTTATCCATGCAAAGTAATACGGCTTTGGCGCATAATGCTCTGGTTTTTCCACTTCCGAAGCCTCCGATGAAGCCGAGAATGAGGTGTTTTTCATCATTACAAAATTCCTTTTGGGCTGGTAGTAACCCCTCTACAATTTTAAATCGCAATTTTTCATTGTTTTCGTTCGCTCGGCTGGATACGTGAATGGGTGGTTCGAGACAGGAGCCACCGGGTACGTTCGCTAGTAAACTCAATTGCTATTCCTACTTATGTAAGTAGTGTAAGGCATGTTAATAAAAAAGCCCCCTTGCGGGGGCGGGGTGGGTTAAGCGTATAGCTTGGGGAATAGTTCCTCTTGCAAAGATTGTTTTGCAAAATAACCTCTAAGTTCTTTATTGCGTTTGCCTCTGGAGTCCCAAGAATCCCAAATAGCATCATCTTTTACTGCTACCCAATGACGGTTTTGATGGGCAATACAATGACGAGGAAAATTCTCAGATTTGAATATCGCTCTATCCGTTTTACTGGATGGAATACGGTAATAATTCCAGTTCCAAACATCAAGAAGGGAAAGTGTGCGCTCTAATTCTCTCCTAGATAATGACCATGTTGCAGTGACTTTTGACTTCTTTCTTTGACCCCACTGGTCGTAGTAATAAGGGCTAATTTCCCTTTTCGCTTTGGTCGCTGCTCTCCATACTTTGTTATACGGAAGGTCAAGAGCTAGACAAATTGCTCGTACTCCACAATCACCGTGTCTCTCTTTTTTGGGATGTGGGTTGCGGTGGAAAAAGTGTAATCCTGTTGGATGGGAACTTTTCATGTGATGTAATACAATGATATGTATGTAATTAAGTATAACATAGTAGTTAGGTTAAATCAACTAAGATAAGTTACAAAGTAAGTGGGGGTAGGGTGAACGAGGTTATTGCAGCAATTCTTGGGGCTGGTATTTCAGTTGTGGCGATGTTGGTCGCAAATACTGGTAAAAAGAGGGAATCTTATGTCGTTGAAATATTTAAGAGGTTAAATACTTTGGATAATAAGGTGACTAGGTTGGAAGAAAGGACCAATATTAAAGAACATAGAGGTCATAAATGAACTGTTGGCACTGTAAAACTGAGTTGATATGGGGTAGTGACTCAGATTGCGAGCATCTGGAAGACTATTCAATGGTTACTTTCTTGAGTTGCCCAAAATGCAAGACAGACGTTGAAGTTTTTCTCCCTAAGAGAGATTAGCTTCTGCAAAAAATAAAGGTTCACCGCCGTATAGTTTGGAAGCGGTTTTTAGTGCTTCGAAGGCTTCATTGCATCCGGCGAAGGAAAAAAGTTCCAGATATAAATCATCCGGTGTAATGATCGGGTCTGACTTGGGGAATATTCGTCTGACACGAAGATAGTCTTCTCTTAGATCTGTGACAGTGACATCGTTTCCGTCGTATTCCGAGAGCCAGTCGCCAAAGGGCTTTTTAGTCATTCTTTTTCTCGCATAATACAACAAAACCCCCTAGTTACTAGCTGAAAACTAGAGGGCTCGTTGGCCGGGGAATAACAATCTAGGCTACCGGTAACACCCGCGGGAAGTTACCCATTTCCTAGATGACCCGGAGACTGATTTAATCACTAAACTCCCTAAAGGTAGTGCAGGGTCAGTGTCCAACCTATAGATATCTTAGAGCGAGGGGGGTGGGGAAGCAAGTAAGTTAATAATACTTAAGTAAGTATAGTTTAAAAATACGTCGGGTCTGGGAGTTACCGCCCCCACGCGCAAATCAAAATGCAAATCGCTTCCCCGGGGGTGGGGTTTTGCTTGCATAACTGTCTGTTAAACAGTTACGCGGACACGACTAATCAGTCAGGTCAAGGGGTATGCAATATGTCCACTAATTATCAGGCTTTGTCCAGTTTCAGGTGCCACTATTTAACATTTTAGCCCTTACTTATGTATAAACAATAGGGATTAATTAGGTTAGGAGCTGGACCCCTACCCCCTACGCGGCGATATGTGAGAGACCTCAATCTATTAATTGCTAGGCTCTAGTCTCAGTAATCTAGCTTGAGCATTAATCGCGCCTATTGCGTTTGAGTATTGGTTATTACGCATTGAAGCCTTATATACAGAGTCAAGCCGGTCTAAGGTCTCAACTGTCTTTTGTTCCCTGCTAACCTCATATTCTTGCTTTATTATCTCGAATAATTTTTGACGTAGGGTATCCACCTGACGCGATTTAAGGCCCCAGTTATCCGCGCAATAGTGCAACATATCTAAACGGCCAAACCCCTCTCGGTGGAGCCTGTGGAGTGTCTGTATTCTCTCGTTTGTCTCTAATTTAGTGGCCTTTTTACCCACAATTAAAGCGCGTTAACAACATATAAGACCACTATAAACGCTAAACACGTAAAAAGTAGCTATAGACTTAAAAACAATAAAAAGGGTGCTACCAGGTAACGCGCTTTTCTCAGGTAGACAAGCTTATTGAGAAAAATGTTTTTTCTGGTAACACACCTTTATGGCATAAACCAATAAAAAAGGCCCACGATTTGCGCGGGCCGGTGATCTTGTTGTTTGACTGGTTACTTTCCTTTTAGTGCATACTCTAAGCACTTAATAACTTCTTCATAGTGGTCATTCTGTAAATTCATAGGAGGTTGATGCTCTTTAAAGTCTGTAAGTGTGATTGCTAAAAGTTCAGTAAGTAATTCAGTTTGAAAGTCAGTCATAATTTTAACTATGTGTGTAACCGTCGGTTTCAATACCTAGCCAAGTACTCGGCGTGTTTTGCTCTTGACTAACCGCGACCATATAGCACCGGTTAAGACTGTCATAAAAGGGCACCCCCACAAAGGCCCACTTCTTCTTTATCGTCTCGAGTGCTTGCGTTTGTTGCTTATTCATTTAATTAACCTCTTATGTATAGATAGCCGCCGTATTGGTCAGCCCTAGATAAGCAAAGATCTCTAGACTTTTGATCTAATAAGTTAAATCGAATTCCTTTAGCCGGACTATTCGCGCCGGCTGGCTTGTAAACATTGCCGCTAGTCATATCTACTAAGGCATGAATTGAGCCTAATTTCCCTTTGAATTTTTCAATATCACCACGGTAAATAGTGCCAATTTTGAAATACTTTTTACCGGTGGTATATCCAAATTCAGTTCTAAGGCGTGGATCTTGCTTCTCTGTAGTTTTATTCAGAGCATCAACTAATTGCTCTGTATAGGTTTTTACTAGATCTTGAGTCATGGTAAGTAATGCAATGGAATGATTAAAGGGTGAAATAGAGGCCGGTTATGTTTTGGCAAATCTCTTTTATTTGATCGCCGTATAAACCGTTTAATTTTTTAACCGTGTCGAATTCGTATGTTTTCTTATTTAGCTTTGTAGCTTTGAGATCATACAAATCTAATCCGGCGTTATAACTCACAGTTAAATGAGTTAATTTTTGACCTGATCGACCAACTTGACGTTTAAAAACGAGAGTTGTTGAATTGTCATCTATTGCGATAGTCGCGCCGGTCATCGCGCTTATTTTGTTTGCTCCCCCTAATTGGTTAAGCATGGTTTCAACTACTGGAGTCATTGGATGTGATGCAATGGGATTAAATGTGATTTGCTTTTAAAAAGCGTGGTAGAACCGGCTCAGTTTTACCGGTTGTTTTGTTGTGCCTGTAATCAGTGAATAAAGGCTTATAAGATCCGGTTGACCGGTCTAATTGAAGAATGATTGTTTTATTCATCTGATCGCTCTCTCTGGTTTTGTTTCCAGAGTTCCTTTTAAAACTCTCAAAGCTTCTTCAATATCGTTTAGGCGCTTGCCTTGCTCGTCGTCTTCAAAACTGAGTTGATGCTTTGCCACTTCATTGACTACAAAGTTTAAAGCGACCTTTTGAAGCATTGTCAACTCGTCAAAGCGTTCAGAGATAGGAACGTAAATTGAAGTCATTTAATGAGATGCGATGGAATAAAAAAGGAGCCCTTTCGGACCCCTTTAATATAGTTTGTACTTACATACATGTCAACTAACCAAGTTAAGTTAGATACAATTCATTAATACTTCCCTAGTGCGGTTAATGATTTTCCCGTTATCACCGTGGTATAAGCTATTCAGTCTTTGTTGAGTCCTCAAAATATTGTTAGTAGCTGCGTTAGCTCTGCCGGTGTCGTGAGTGTAAAATTGACTTATCGCATTATAAAACCGGTAGCAATTTGAAGGCTCAATAATACGACCGGTGCTTTCATCCTTGAAAGCAGTATCCTCGATAGCAAATCCACTTTTAAAGTGCTTTCTAATAGTGTCTAGCTCTTTAATATCTGCAATAGTTCTATCACGCTTATCTTTAATTGAATGATCATATATAGGAGTAGCTAATTTTTCTTTGTATATCTCTTGAATAACCTTATTCCCGATCTCACCGGTTAGTTTGACTTTGGCTAATTCCTTAAGATCATTTATAACGCCGTCGAACTGTGATTTTTCCCTATTTATGAGATTTGGTAAATACTTAATATAGTTTTGAATTCCGGCTGAGTGCTTCATTGAAAAGGCTTTCCCACTGGATTTAGCATCTCTAAACATGCGACCGGTAAAGCTAGAAAGTTGGTTACAGCACTGAAGCCTTTGAGAAGTGAACATACAACCAAAGGATGTAGATAAATCATTGCTATTGAACCAATGCAAGCGATTAGAAACCGTATCGTTAGGGCCGGTTACTTCTTTAGTTCCTAGATCTAAAACGCCATAAATCCTTTTATCTCTATTGAAATTAATTAAATTAGTTAGCTTTGAGTTAGGGTAAATTTTAATAATTTGCTTAGTGAATTCCATTAAGTCCGCCGGCTGCAATATTGAATATGTATCTGATACCTCGGCTAACCGGTTATAGTTATCCTCTCTTACTAAAGTTTTAACCCCTTCTATCTCTTGATAACCATCTAGGCCCATAAAAGCAGTCGGAGTCCTAACTATTGAAAAATCACAATCAGCCATTTTAAAGGCATCATTTACTGACTCTTGACCGGTTAAATCAAAACCTAATACTGACTCATTAGAAACAACTCTCGAATCTTTACGGCCATGCGTCCAGAGCATAGGCTGATTTCTTACGTCGTTTGCGTAGCTAGTGGATACGTAAGAACTGTTAGAAAAATTAGACATGTGATGAAATGTAATTTGGAAAGCCAACTCTCGCCGGCGTTCTCAATATAGGTGACTTAGTTAAGTTGCCAAGCTAGCCGGTTGGTTTTGTTTACGTTTGTTGATAATTACGTATCTACCAACTTACATATATATATATATATAGATGTTCGATTTTTGCCTATGCCCTAACTAATCAATGAATAGCTGTAACTCATAGCCGCGCTCAAACTGTCAAAGCTTTGAAAACTTTGACCATTTTCTAGTGTATGCGTAGTTACTTGCCACCGATTCAAACTATCTCGGCAAATTGTGAGTTTGGATGGCTTGCTATGTGTTGCCATGAAATAAACAAAGAATGAAAGTAATAAGAATTAAATAACGATTAGCCTATCTAATAGTAATACATAAGGATTTAAAGTAATAACAATTAGATAGCGATTGCGTATATATTATAATATTTAGTGAAAATATTGTGTATAAATTTGTATAAAGAAATCATTGAACAACTCTAATTCTGTGTGTGTATGTGTGAAAAACAAACTGTTTTCGTTCGAGACCCTAACTGTTTTTGATCAAGTCCCTAAACTGTTTTGCTTCGAGACCTTGGATTAACTGTTTGACAGCGAGACCCTAGTCTAATCTGGAACTGGTAGATAGCTCAGATTTTCCTCTTCTTGTCTGTCGGTTCTATGGTAACGAAAGACTTCAACGTCTCCCTCAATTTCCGCATCCTGGTGCTCTTCAAAAATAGCGTTGAGAACATCACAGATCTCGATATTATCTAAGACCCTGCGATAAATAAACTGTCTTGTCCCGAGATCCTTGAAGATAATAGTCAGAGTGGTTGTTTCAATCAATGGACTGGTATGAGAGAAGTATCTTAAAACTAGCTCCTTTAACTTAGTTAGGTAGTTCATTTTGTATAAAGCTGTTTGTATTCAAGAACCCGATCTAAAAAAGCATTTTTATAAGCTTTCATTGGTCCCGGTCCGATGTATTTCGTCTCAAGTTGTCCGTTTACTGAGATAACTAGCATCGCTCTCTCAACTTTGAGTTTTTCATAAGCCTCTAAACAAAGACAATATGCACTGAGCTGAAGGCAATAATCATGTGTGAGCATTGCATTAGCTAGTCGAGATCGTTGAGATGTTTTGTAATCGCATAAGACTGGTTGATCACCATGCTCTTTAAGCGTCGCTAACAGGTCATAAGTACCAGCAAAGCCATCAGGGTGAAATACAGCCTGTTCTTGCGCCAGAACCGCAGTCACGTTGCTATCGAACCACTCAACTAATGGATCGACGTATCCTTTAAAGATGGCATAGGCTTGTCCCTTTTTGACTGGTATTCCTTGCCCGTATTGCTCCATAGTTCGGTGTGCATAGCTGCCTCGCTCACAAGATTGTTTAGTCTTGTCCTTATTTCCTGGGATCTTGAGCCATCGGTGTAAGGCTGCTTTGGATTCTTCATCTTTAGTTTTGCCTAAGAGGGTGGTGATGCCTACAAATGACTGGTCATATCCGTCTACGGAATAACCTCTCTTATTCTCATGTCTTTTAACTCGTCTTTTGCGAATTACCATGAATCATTTAGGAAAGGGGATTACATTTGTTAACTCTTTATGAATCAGTTCCCAAGCAACACAAGCACAGTTCGCTTGATCTCTATCTGTCCAAGTCCTTGCTTTGTTTAAGTCAGCAGTAAATTGATTAAACTGCTCATCATAAAAATCCGGGTTACACAGATACTCTTGAGACTGGTTTTGTAAGATAAATCTCTCCATAAATAAAAAGCCCCGCTACTTTGCGAGGCTACTCAACTCCGTTAAGTTAACTTACTGTAGGTTTGAAAGGATCTCCATCAGGATTAAACAACTCTGATATTTCATAATTAGAATCAAGTAGATCATCAAAAGCTTTCTCAATCTTCTTCTTCATCTCTTTTTGCTTTCTCTTACCGCTGGCTAATGGTGTTGCTGTATAACGCACATCTCTAGGATCTTTACCTGTTTTAGTACGAGTTAGCTTCATATCATACTCTTCTTCACTACCCTCCACATCCTCGTCAGTTAGAAAGGAAACGATACCGGTAATTAAACCCGCTTGGTTGAATTCAAAGATCTGAATTGCTTCAGCATCGTAATTATAGATAGTAAAAGCATAAAACTCACGTTGTAACTGTGTTGGCTCAACTGCTCCGAGTTCGTTAGCTTTTTCCTTTAACTCAGATAGAGATAATTGCTCTGGAGTATGGATTTTAACCATTTTACCGCCACCTTTTCTCTCAAGAAAAGTTCCATAACCGCGAATCGTATGATTTTCGTCACCTAGAAAGGTGATACGGGTACCTTCTTCCGATAGTTCACTGGTTTTTAGATATCTGCTGCTACCTGAACCGGCGTTAGCTTGACGATCAGCGAAAGCTGCTTTTGATTCCTTACTTAGTAGGCCCATGAATTTGCTAGTGGAGCGAATTGCTCGATGTTTGGCTCTATAAGTCTATACCTAGATAAGTAATTACGCAATCAAGTCAAAAGATCCAAACGCTTTGTTATCAAGTCCTCTTTTCGATCACTTGCGAGACGGGCAATTATTTCAATTACTTCTGACCGGTTTATTTTATGCTCCTCCGCTAGATCTGAGATTTCATCCCACACTGCGTCAGTCAAGCTCAGAGTACGTTGTCTTTTAGCACTGTTCCAATGATGCAACTTTTGCTCTGCTCGCATCTCTCGCGTCTTTATTGGGGTGTCTGGCACTTGTTTAACTTAATTACGTACCTACACCCTAGCCGAGTTGAGGCAAAATGGCTATACCCCATAGATCTTCTTCACCTTGATTAGCTAATTTCGCTAGAGCTGGTAGGTCTTGAACAATAGCTGCGCCTGATACTGGTTTAGCCATAACAAGTTTCTCAATAGTCTTTGATTTCTTCTTCAGAGTGATAATTTCAGATACGTAATCGATGTCTGCTTTAGCTAGAGCTAACCTCATATACTTTCCTAAAGCTTTAGCGACTGCTTTCTCCTTCCTGACTGGTATGCTCTTCGCACTTGATATACCTATATCTTTAAGACCTGCGAATGTTGCAAACATATCTAGTGGTCCCATTGGGGTACCGTCAGCATTTCTCATATATTGCTTATCTCGCCATAGGTGATCTTTAGTAGCTGGTATCTTCACCCCTTTGGGTAAACCTTTTACTCCTTGAGTCCTTGCGATAGCTTCCATAATTAGACCCAGAGCAAACAATAACTTAGGACTAGGATCTCTTAACGTATCTCTTTGGAATCCTGAGATCTGTGAACTATGCAAAGCGTTAGTATCGAGAACTAACCTAGCTAAGGTGATTAACTCAGGTTGAGAATACTGTCTAGAAAAAACACTAAAAGATAAGCTGAACTGCTTTCTACCGAAAGATAAGTTACCTAGAAAATCAAACTCTTCGCTTGGAGATATCGGATCAGCGTGAGTAATAGTTGGACTCATAATGCTGGTATGTAATGTTATTAGATGTATGTAAGTACGTACTTATAGTAACAGAGTTACTATGAAGTGCTTACCATGTAACATTTCTTACTCAGTTACTTAGAAAATAATTAGTAGGGGTAGTGTGTTCTAAAGGCGCTCTATTAGGTTATTTTTCTTCTAATCCCTTCTACTACAATGGATCTCAGGATGC